CAGCATCATGTCGGCGAGCGCCGTGAACCAGTCTTCCGTCAGGTTGATGGCCGCCACCGTGGCGGCGACCACGACGGTCGCCAACGGCGTCCAACGCTCGAACGACATCGTCGTCTGCGAACCGTTGAGCACGATGAAGGTGTCGGCCGACCCCGGCTCGTTCGTCTCGCAGGCGTTGATCGAGACAGCCTTGGCGCCGGCGTCAATGTAGAGCTGCGAATAGACCGTCGTGTTCCAGCCGTACTTGTCGCCGAAGAAACAGTCGTCGATCTGCAACCCGTTGACGCCCGCACCTGCATAGAACTGGTTGGCGACGCCGCCGCCCTGGTTGTTGCCCGCCAGCTCACAGTCCTTGAACCCGATGGATACGCCGCGCTCCAGGCGCACGCCCTCGGTCGCGTTGTTGTGAATCATGCAGTTCTTGAACGTCAGGCCGTCGACCGTGGCCGTTCCCGCGCCGTCGACGTAGATGCCTCGCTGATTCGTCGCCAGCCAGCAGTGGTTGAAGAACAAGCCCCGGATGTGATACGTGTTCGACGACTGACGCACGCGCAGGCCGGTTCCCGTCTGGCTCGAGTCCGACAGGAAGCAGTTGCTGAACATGCACCACTCGATGTGGCGCCCGGCCGGCTCGACCCATATGCCGACACCGGGATGGATGAAGTCGCACTGCTCGAAGACGCAACCCTCACCGCACAGCAGCACCACCGCGACCGGCTCCAGATACGTGCCGCCCGGGTACCAGGCGCCGTCGGTGTCGTAGGTGACATTCGAGACGAACACGCCCACGCAATCGGCCAGGTGGAACCCGTAGGTGCGGAAATTCCGGGTGTGCCAGTTCTGCACGTAGATGTGGAAACCGCCCGTCACCTTCAGGCCGGTGTCGAACAGCCGCATGTCGATGTTCAGCAGCTTGGCCTGCGCGCTGTTGATCCGAATCCCGATGTTGCCGGCGACATAGCCGCCTTCGAGGCGCAGGTCGGTGATCGACACATTGGCCGCTGCCACGTCGAGCGCGATGCCGGCCCGGCAGACGATCAGGCTCTGGTAGCCGTCGCCGAAGATCCACTGCCCTTGCGCCGTGACGCTGAGCGGCGCCGTGATCAGGTAGGTGCCACCCGGAAAGTAGACCCGTCGACCCGTAGCCAGCGCGGCCTGGATCGCCGCCGTGTCGTCGGCCACGCCATCGCCGACCGCGCCGTAGTCGAGCACGCTGACAACGTTGGACGTCGGCGCGAACGACGGCAACTGGCTGTAGCGCAGCGCGCCGTCGCCGATCTTCATTCGGTGCCGCGTGGCGGAAAGCCGTTCGAGGGCCAGCTCGCCGTCGCCGATGACGAGGTCGTTGGCGGACCAGTCGGCGGTCGCGCCGATGAGCTGGCGCATGCGCTTGAGTTCTGTGGTCATGGTCAGTTACCTCAGGTGGTCCTGTCGTCAGGTGATCACGGCCGCCGGCGCCAGCGCAGTGCCGGCGCTGATGACGTCGGGCGACGGCGCGGCCGGCGTGCCGGCGACGATCCAGTCGGGCGCCGGGAATCGCGGCGTGCCGGCGACGATCCAGTCGCCGAACAGCACCGGCTCCAGCTGCTCCGGTGTCGGGATGTATTCGGCCTCGACGCGCACGCGCCACCACCACAGGCGGTGCACCGGCACGAGGTCGGCCTGCAGGTCGGTCATGAAACGCACCGCAATCAGCGCCGTGTCGGCGCCCTGCCTACTCGCCTGCAGGCCCGGCAGCTTCATCGAGATCCAGGCATCGAAGGCGTTCTCGTTGATCCACGTGAGCCACGCCGCGTAGTCGGGCTGGTGAACCATGAAGACCAGGCTGATGCGCGTCGGCAACACCCGATGCGTGCGGCGCTGGCGCGCGTTGCCCGCCTCCATCGGCGTGCGCACAAGCCCCGCGCTGATCGCCTGGCCGTGACCCTCGATGCGCGAGGGGCAGGGGAACTGTGCCGGATAGATGACCATCACGACGAGGCCCTCTGGTGGGGTGCGGCCCGTGCCCAGACGGCCGGCACATAGTTGATGGCCTCGATCACGACCTGCTGGCCCTGCGGCTGCATGCGCTGCACGGTCCAGTCGGTGACCTCCTGCCCCTGCTCGCCGAAGGCCAGGTGCGTAGGCTCGCCGCCGTCCATGACGTCGCGTAGCTCGAACGGCGGCGCGCTGGGCAGCAGGATGATGTAGTCGGCCGCGCCGCGCGTCACGCCGAGCACCGTGTGAGGCTTGCCGAGCGGGTCGCGCAGCGTGACCGCGTGCAAGCCGCTTGCCCACGGCATCGGCTCGCTCACGTGGATCTCCAGCCCGTTCGCGCGCACGACCCAGGCTGCAGCGCCCCAGCGCATCGTCTTCGCCTGGATCGCGATCCGCTGACCCGGCAGGCAGTTGAGGCCCTCCAGCTCGGTCGTGAAGGACGCGTTGACGCGCTGCAGGCGGCGCCGGTCCATCGTGAGGTCGGCATGCTGCTGCGCGACATCGCGCGCCGTGCATCCGAACAGGTTGACGCTCTGATAGTCGGGCGCGCCGACCGGCTCGAACACGGTGTCTGAGGTGAACGTGCGCGGGTCGCGGAACTCGACGCGCACACCGGCCGGCGTGCCAGCGCGGTCCCACTGGTGCGTGACCTGCAGCGACCCGGCAGCGATGTTGGCGTCGGTGAACAGCTGCACGCGCACCGGCTGCGGCGCGTCCTCGATCAGCGACATGCGCGAGCCGACCGGCAGCGGCGCAGCGACGACGGTCTGCACCGACAGCGTCAGCGCCTCCCACACCGTCGACGGCTGGTCGAACACGGCGTTGAAGCCGTTGTGATACGCCCACTTCGCGCGCAGCTCGGCCAGCAGCGGCAGGTCCAGCTCGTCGCCGTTGCGCGGCCGGTTGCCGCCATAGGGCGCGGTCATGACGTCGACGAAGACATCGGCCGGGTTCGATGTGGCGACCAGCAGCTGCGCCGGATCGCCCAGCGGCTTGAGCATGCGCATCACCCGGAAGCGGATCGCGCTGGCGGCGTCGCTGGCGATGCCGTTGGTGGCCTTGAGCTTGACGACCGCCAGCGTCACGTCGCCATAGGTGACGGCACCGGCCGCCGGCGGGTCGAGAAAGAACTTCAGGCCGGTCCAGTTCGCGCGGTCGCTGGTGCTGGCGCGGCCATCGTTGGACGTGTTGCGCGCGAAGCGAATCCGGTAGCGGCCCGAGGGGACATCGAAGCCCCGGCTGTACCGCTGCGGCGTGTTCGTGCCGGCCTGGAAGTCTTCACGGCGTGCATACCCCGGGCCGAAGGGCACGCCGTCGTCGTCGATCTGTTGATACTCGACGCCGGTGACGACCAGCGCCTCGTGCAGGTTGCCTGAGTTGTCCATCGTGAACAGGCCGCCGCTGAACACGACGTCGAGTTCGATCCGTGAGCCGTGCTGGCCGGGCTTGCAGGTCTCGAACCATCCGATCCAGCGGAACGAGGCCGGTGTCGTTGGGGTCGGCGGCGGCACCAGCGAGTCGGCCGGCACGACCGTCGGGTCGCCGCCATACGTCGCAGCGGTCCACGTGACGATCCGGTAGACGGCACCGTTGAACTCGACGGCGCCTTTTGCGATCGTGCCGAGCGCCGGCGCCGGCGGCAGCAGCGCCAGCGTCTGCTCGAGCGTCAGGCCGACCGCGTTGATCGCGCCGACCGGGATCGCGGCCAGGTCTTCCGAGGCTGTCGCTTGCCAGTACCAGGTCGACGGGACATAGCCCGACGCATCGTTGGGCGGCAGCAGCTCCTGGTCGCTGACGCTGGCGCTGGTCACGACGTTCTCGTGCACGCCTGTCGCGGCCTGGATCACGCCGTAGGTCGCCAGGTGCTCGTCGGGCTGGAACGCCTGGAAGCTCGCGACGTCGGCCGGGATGCCGGCGGCGGACGAGTCGCCCAGCAGCATCTCATCGACGCGGTGCCAGCCCTGGCCGATGCACAGGATCGCCCGAAAGAACTGGTCGTTGTTCTCGAAGTAGGTGTAGGGCTGGCTCGCGTAGTCGGGCACCACGATCGGCGCGCCATAGACGACGGTGATCGGTTCACCGAGCCGGGCGATGTTGCGAGTCGGCGCGATGCCGTAGACCTGCGACGGGCTCGGCGTGTTGCCGGCCGAAGGCCGCTTCGGGCCGAAGATGCGATTGAGCGCATAGCCGATCGCCGCCGAGATGATGGCCGTCAGGATCAGCTTGCCGACATAGGCCCATGAGACGAAGTCGCCGGGCCGCATCGAGACGAGGATCTCGTCGTGCTCGCCGACGACATAGCCGGCCGGGTCGATCGATATGCCGCCGACCCAGACGACCCGCGTCATCGAACCTTTGGTCGGTTCGTATTCGTCGAGCCAGGCGCCGAGGTCGGTGCCGGCCGGCGGCTCGTAGCTGCGCCGCCGCGTCGTGTCCAGCGGGTTGTACAGGACGATCAGGCGCGCCACGTGTAGGCCCTCATGTCGGCGAACTGGCGCGTGTAGTCGGCCGCGCGCATGGCGGCGACGCCGACGCTGCGGCGCACTTCGAGCACCATGCCGCCGCCGACGACGATCGCGATATGCGCCGCGCGTTCACTGTGCAGCAGCACGCCCGGCACGAGATCCGTCGCAGGCGTGCAATGCGCCGGGAAGGCCTCGGCCATCAACGCGCGCTGGCGCTCGCGCGTCATCTCGTCGCTGGCCCAATCCGGCAGCGGCAAGCCCGGCCGCATGCGCTGCAGCACCTCGCGCACCAGGCCCCAGCAGTCATAGCGATCCGGCCCGCGACCGCCGATGAGCCAGCCCTTGCCGATCAGGTCGTTGACGTCGGGCGCCGCGTTCATCGGTCAAGCCCCGGAAAGTGCTGCAGGTCGTACCAGATACCCGGGAAGCGACGATTGAGCACGTCGCTGCGGTTGGCCACGCCGGTGACGGCCTCGTCTCCGATCAGGATCGAATCGAACACCAGGCGCACCGGCGCCGACTGCGGCGCACCGGGGTCGCTGCCCAGGAACTCGCGATAGACCGCCTCGATGTTCGTCGTCGGGTCCGCATGCGCGGCGCGCACCGCGTCGGCCACGCTCTGGTCGGCGTTGGAGATGCTGATCTGCATGTCCTGCTGGCCAGCGCCATCGATCGCCGGCAGGATGACCGCGAAGGGGAACGGCACAAAGCTCGCGGAGACGCCCGTCTCAAGGTCGGCGACGAACGGCCGCGGATGGTTCGTCAGGTAGTACGGCGCCGGCCACAAGGGGTGCACCAGCTCCAGCGTCTGGATGATCGTCTCGCCCGGTGGTGCCGAGGCGCGCGCTTCCTGCAGGGCATCGGTGGCCATGGTCAGCGTCAGCGTCAGAAGGCCGCCGCGGTGCCGCGGGACAGGCCCCAGGCACGCTCGTTGGCGTTGGCGAAGTCGTTGCCGCCGCGCAGCACGTCGGCAGTAAGCGCGGCCTTGACCTGGCTGATGATGACCTCCAGGCCATCCGGTGTCCGACGCGTGTCGACCTGCACGCCGGCCGCGTTGTTGTTGATCGTGACCTGCATCGGCTGCTGCTGCGGCGCGGGCAAGCCGAGGTTGCCGGAGCCGCCGAAGCGCAGCGGCGCGATCGAGGCGCCCGCGCTGGTGCTGGTGGCGAAGGCCGATGGCCCGACGATGGCGCTGCTGACGGTGGGGAAGGTGAACGCGCTGGCGCTGGGCGCGGCCTTCGCGCCTCCGGTTGTCGTGCCGAAGATCGCGTCGATGATGTACTTCTTGGCCCAGAGCTTGAGCAGCTCCGCGATGATCGACTGCACCATGCGCTTGAACAGCTGCTCGACGTCGGCGGTGCCGCTGGCCAGGTTCTCGAAGAACGAGTTGAATCCATCGGTCAGGACGTCCAGCTCGTCGCGCTGCTTGACCAGCGTCTCGGTGGCCGTGCCGGTGGTCGAGGCGACAGCGAGCTGCGCACGCGCGTAGGCCTTCTGGCCCTCGCTGGCGTTGGCGAAGACATCGCTCGACTCGTCGGTCAAGTCGATCAGGTACTGCAGGCGCGCGCCCTCCTGCTCGATGGTGTCGAGGTGGGCCTTGGCCGCGGCGTCGACATCCATGATCGCGCGCTGGTAGGCGGTGAGCTGCGCGTTGCGCTCGGTCAGCGCAGCGTCGCGGGCCTTGGTCACCTCCTCCTCGACGCCGGCCGCACGGATCAGCTCTTTCCAGCGCAGCTCCTCGGCCTTGCGGTGCTCGTCGGCCGCCTTCGCTGCGGCCTTGGTCGACGCCGCCAGCTTGTCGGCGGACACCGCCGCGCTTTCGCCCTGCGGCCCGGTCGCGGGCTTCGGCGCCTCGGCGGTCTCGGCCTTGAACTTGGCCAGGTTGGTGCGCAGGTTCGCCAGCGTCGTGTTGGTGTTGGCCTCCAGCGCGTTGACGTCGTCGACCATCGCCGAAAAGATCGTGCCCGCCTGCGTCGGGTGCGAGGCGGCGGCAGCGACCGCGGCCAGCACCAGGCCGAAGGCCTGCAGCGTCGACACCGCCTTGAGCGCGAAGCCGTAGACGTTGAGCAGCAGCTCGCCGATCTGCTGACCCGTGCTGACGAAGCAGTCGCCCTTCTGCGTCGAGTCGACCAGCGACTGCGAGAACGCGCGCAGCGCCGGCAGCATGCCGGCGGTGAGCTGCGCGGTCGCACCAGTCGCGGTGCGCTGCAGGCGCGACAGGTTGTCGTTGAAGGCCTCGGCCTGCGCGATGACGCCGCCGGAGAGCACGCCGCCGAAGCGGTCGGCCTCGTTGGCCAGGTCCTGCAGCGCCTGCCCGCCGGCGTTGAGCAGCGGAATCATGTCCGGGCCGGCGGCCTTGCCGAACTGCTGCGTCACCAGCGCGAGCTTCTCCATGCCATCGGGCATGCTCTCGACCTGGTCGCTGATCTTCTTCAGCGCCGTCAGCGCAGAGTCGCCCGACTCGACGCCCATCTTCTTCAAGGCCTGGCCGGCGTCGTTGCCCTCGTCGCCGAGCTTGGACATGTTGACCGCGAGCTTGCCCAGCGCCGCGTCGAGCTGCTCGGCCGCCACGCCCGACAGGTCAGCGGCGTACCGGAGTCTCTGCAGCTCCTCGGCGGTGACGCCGATCTTCTGCGAGTCCTTCACCAGCTGATCCATCGAATCGATGATCGACTTGAAGCCGTTCACGATCGCGCCGACCGACACCGCAGCGGCCAGCGACTTGCCGAACCTCTCGATGCCCTTGATCGAGTCGGCCATGCGCTTGTCCATGGCGGCGGCGCTCTGCTCGATCTGCCCGAGCGAGCGCGCAGCCTGCGTGCCGTCGACCGTCAGCTTGTACAGGCGCTCGATGGTGTCGGCCATGGTCAGACCCTCACGCGCTTGAACCGCGCCCGGATGGTGATCACGCCGGTGCCGTGCTTGTAGACCTCACCGGACACCGCGTGCGACTTGGTGAACTCAGCCACAACCGCGAACTGCTTGAACTCCTGCCGGCGCTTCACGGCCCGCGTGGTGGCCGCCAGGAACCCGAGGTTCTGCGACGACTTCGCGGCCTTGCCGCGGCGGGCCGTGTGCGCGTTCAGCCGGCCGCTGTTGGCGACCGCGCGATTGACCGCGGTGGCGTAGGGCACGTTCACCGGCACCAGCACGAGCTTGTCGCCGCGGGCGAACGTCGCCGGCGGCGAGGCCGCGCTGACGGTGCGCGCGATGCCGCCGGCCGGGATGTAGACCCACTGCCATGAGCCGCCCACGTTGGCCAGGCGACCGGACCTCGAGTACGTGCTTTTCGTGATCGCCTGGCGCAGCTCGGTCTCGACCATGCGCATCGCTGAGCGCGCGGCTTGTTGGTGCGGTCGTCGACCTCCACGAGCTGCGGCGGGTTGCCCTTCGAGATCTGCTGCGCGCTGTCCTCGCGGGCGATGCCGACCAGCATCGAGTGCAGGTCCGCCTTGGTCTGCGCGCTGATCTCGGCCGCCAGCGTCGAGCGCGTCATGCGCTGCCCGGCCAGGTCGACCGTGCGCGACTTGGGGACGACCAGCGGCATTGCAAACGCCATGGCCGCTACTCCACCGGCACGCCGGCGCTCAGGTAGTCGCCGGCGATGCGCCAGGCGCGGAAGGTGGGTTCGTAGTCGTCGGCCTCGGACTGCAAGGTCCAGCCGCCGGCGGTCAGGATGATCGAACGGACCTGCGCGTTGAGCGCGCGGGCGGCCTCGTACTCGGCGACCCAGGTGTGGACCTGGAGCGAGATGTCGACGATCGGCGGCACGTCCTGCTCGCACATGTCGAGGTAGCCCGCCGCCGAGGCCATCGTGCGCTGCAGCGTCACCAGCGGCAGCAGCGGCGGCGCCTCGGCCGTCTCCAGCGCCTTCCAGCCCCAGCGCACCTCGACGCCGGGAAGGCCGGCGGCCAGCGCTGCTGCAAGTTCGCGCTCGGTGGCCATGGTCGTCAGCGCCCCGGAAACATCGTCTTGAGCTGCGCCTTCGACAGCGTCGCCATGTCGATCGCGTCGTCGGGCGCCGGAGCAGCGGGCGCCGCCGCCTGCCAGTAGTCGACCCAGCCCTGCACCTGGCGCGCACTCATCGCCTCGACGGCGGTGACGTCCATGTGCAGGCGCTCGGCGATGCTGAACATGATGCGGATGTCCGGGGCTAGGCTTTTGGGCCGGCAGCAGGATCAGCGGCCTCGGCATCGGCCGCCTTCTCCGCGTCGGTCACCAGGCCATGCATGCGCAGGCACTGCTGCAGCGCATCGCCGATGGCCGAGCTGAAACGGCCCGGCAGGGCACGCACCGCCTCGTAGCCGATCGGCTTGCCGTCGACATGCAGCGACGCGCCCAGCAGGCGCTCCGCGCTCTGGCCAGGCCCTTCGCTGGCCTGCATGACGTCGCGCATCGGGCCGTAGGGCAGCTCTCGGATCTCGACCACCTGGCCCAGCGGCGCCAGGCCGGCTGGGGCGGACTCGGTGTGCAGTTCGAACATCAGAGCGCCCAGCTATACGTCGGCATTTCAGTGAACACGCCGGTGCCGCTGAACTGCAGGCCCTGCGCGGTCTGCGCCGTGATCGTGATCTCGCCGATCTCGACCGGGCCGAAGATGTAGCCGCCGCCCACGGTGTAGTCGACCAGCATGTAGCGCAGCGTCTTGGGCGACTCCAGGCTGGCCTGCATGAGGTTGGCGAAGCCGGGCGAGTCCTTGTCGACGAAGCCGGTGAAGGTGAACGTCGGCGGCTTCGGCGAGCCGAGCACCGTGGTCGACCCGCACATGTCGTCCATCTGGATCGCGTCAGGCGGCACGCCGGCCACCGTGATGGTCACCATGCAGACCTCCAGCAGCGCCAGGTCGCCGGCCTTCTGGAAGATCTGCACCGTGCCGAGTGCGCCGACCGCGGCGGTGAGCTTCGTGCCGTCGAAGTCGAGCAGCTCGAACGTCGGCGCGGCCGGCGTCGTCACGTCCAGGTTGGCGATGCGGAAGGCCTTGCCGTCGAGCGCGACCTCGCCGGTACCGGCGAACTTGGCCAGGTCGCCATCGGCGGCGAGGGCGGGCATC